TGCATGAAAAAATTACAGAAGAAGCAAATGGCATGATTCAAGAAGAGATCTCTGAATCAATCGCCAATACTGGTAAGAAAACACTAATTCAAGAGATCGAAGAAATGAAAGCTTCTGGCTTGGTCGGAACTCCAGAGTTCACTGATAAAATGAGAGAGTTGGAAGTGCTGCTGGGAGTGAGTCAAATTAGTCCATTCGGCACAAATGAACTGGAAATTTTTGAACAGAACCTCGCAGAAATGTCTTTATCAGATATGCAGAAATTAGCTTCAAAAATTGGAACTAATCCATATCACGAAAAACCAATTCTAAAGAAGAGTCTTATTAGAGAGTTTACTGCTTATACACGCAATAGCCGCCGCAACATTATGCCAAGCGCTGTACAGTCGTTTGTAATTGATCACAATAATCCTAAGCACAAACAATTATTGAAGCTGCTTGATAACTAAGTGTAAAAGAATACATGAGTACATTAAGTGGTTTAGCAACCAAAATTTTTCAAACAGAATTCGACGGAGACACTGGCAACGTACCTCGCTCTTATATTGAAGCGTGGCTCGATGCTAATTTGGGACTGTTGAATACGCGCATCAATACATCTTACAGCGGGACAAATGCTCCGCTAGATCAAGAGTCTCAAGCTATTTATAAAGAGATGTATATGTCGAACTATTACCGCAAACAATCTCGCAATGCGTTAAAAGGATTAGTCGGTAATACAGACGGTTCTGATATTCTCTCCTTACGCGATGGAAATAGCTCCGTTACTTTTACAAACAAGAACGAAGTATCAAAAGTATACAAGTCTTTGGCGGAAGAATCTGAAATCAAAATTGATAAGCTCGCTCATCAATATAACATGTATCAGTCTGAGCCTTTACAGTTGGGGGGATTAGAAGTGGACGGTGTGTTAACCATTGCTGATTATAATACCTTCCTATAAACAAACGATATAGATAATAAAAAAGGCGCTGTTTTCACAGCGCCTTTTTAGTTTAATGTTATTAAGACAGCTTACGAGAAAGGTGTCTCTGTAAAGCTACCACTCATTTGAATACCGTTGTCAGTGTCATTAGAGCCACCGATTTGAGTAGAGAAGGTAAAGTCAACAGTTTTGTTCGAACCAATCGAGCTAGAAACACTAGCAGAATCAAGCTGAGTACGTTTTACAACGTATTGAACAGCAAGGACATCAGAGCCAGGTTTTTTAACAGAGATGATGATATCTTGCTTAGGATTAGCATTAACCAAGTCAACCAAGTTTCCACCAGCAACTTCGTTTTGAACACCATTGAGAGTCAAGGTGGAAACTACTGGAAAGTCAACTGTTCTTGCGTAGGCGAATTTAGAACCAAGACGCTCAATTGGAGTTCTACCAAGAGGCAGAGACAAACTCATGCTTTGAAGGTGAACGCCATCATTGCCACCAAGTTTAGAAATAAGACCGCTGCCGCTGTAAATACCAAAGTTAACGGTGATATCACCAGGGCGAAGAGCTGTGATGACGTTAGCTCCAGTGAAGCTGTCAGGCTCTTTAAGACGGATCGTGCTGCCCAATGAAGTTCCAAGCTCTTGGTTGATAGCAACTGAAGTTCCAGAGTTGGTTCCGCTGAATGTAAATGCATTCATGTTGGAGCCTTCGAAGCTAACGGTTGCGGTAGGAATACTGCCTACTGCCAATTCAATCGAGTAATCGGTGAGATAAGCGTTACCAACGCCGATACAACCTTTACCACTCAAGCTGGATGCACCAGTAAAGTTGTTAAGGTCAGTGCCTTCGCTACTGGTAACAATATAAAGATTTCTTCCACTTCCGTCTTGAACGTGACCAGATGGAAACTGAGAAAAAGCTTGAGCGCCAGTAGCAACATAGAAACCAAGAGCGCTTTCATTTTGCCCATCAGTGATGTAGTAGCTCATGTCAAAAGACACGGTAGGAGATTCAAGTACGATAGAGTCGATACGCGCAAGCTCACCATATTGGTTAACATCCTGACGAGCGATGTTGAAATTGTAGTTTGCTGACTGAACGCGAGCGAGCTGGGCGTGATCACCGCTACCTGTAGAGGTAGCTTCTTTGCTGATGTATACGCCTTCCGATTGATAAATAATTCGATTTCTTGCCATAAGTGTTATCTTTACTTTCTTTACATCAACAATAAAAAAAAGAGAAAAAAAAACTATGAACGAGGATTCCTTTGTTGGTGGATCTCAAAATCAATAAAGCCAACAAATAGATCGTTTGCCAAGGTCTTTCTCGCTTTATCGCTTAGTTTAGATGTCACGACATCTTCGATAAAGAATAATGGTTCGCTACTGTATTGATTTTTTAATGAATCATAAGAATATGAACCGTTTTTAATATCACCATATTCAGTAGTAGGATTGCCTGAAAATGGTATGCTTGGGAAAACCTCATTTAAACTGTCTGCAAAAACAGACATTGCGCCGTCGAGTTGATAAGAGTTCTCCGATATTACTACCGCTTTCATTTGGATTTTAGTAGTATCTTCCCCGCCGAAAGAAAATGGAGTATTATTTATTGACTGACTAGATAGAAAAATCGCTGGAACAACATTATCATATGGTTCAATATAAGATATTGCCTCCGAAAAAATACGAGAGTTGGGTATATATTTTTTATCTACGATTAAATCTTCTTCGCTATCATTAGTAAAGTAAATATTGAAATCCTTTACCGCAAAAGAGCCTGAAACGGTAGTTGTAGAAGCTGCGCCACTAATTAAAGCTCGACCATTGGTGAAATCTAAAAGAAGTCCAGAATTTCGTGTTTGAAAATTGCCACTGATGTAAACTCCAGATGGAATAACTGCTCCACTTATAGATGAATCATTTACCCATTGTTTATATGGACTGCCGAAAGCTTTGAAACGGTCATCGAGTCGATCATCAGCATAGTAATAAAATACCCCGCTTTTATTGGAATAGGCTTCACCTTTTTTGAGCAGGTAGTTATCAAACCACAGCATGAAGGAGTTTGTTGCTTTATGTTGGAATTGTTCAATCATGTTATTTTATATTAAGTTGTGATGATGTAATAGAAGAAAATTGTTTGATATACTTTTGCATAAAAGTAGATATATAGGCGGTATTTTTAAACGTACCGCCCTTGATTTTTTTTGTTGACTGTATACCAGCGTCAGATCTTCCGATTCCAGATTTACCAATATAGAATCCAAGACCAGAAATACCGCTTTCAATACCTTTTGCCCAGCTACGACCAGATGCCCAAGGCATTGGCGTGGCATTAAAAATAGATGCCGCTGAAGGTATGGTAATTGTGGCAACGTAATCAGAGCCTTCTCGAAAAGTAATAAAAGAAGATTCTAGAAGATCTAAAATAGGTTCTATGGGTTTATCTGATTTATCAAAACCTATAAATCCGAAAAGATTGCCGTCCCCAGATAAAGTCCCAGAAATGTTTGGTGAGTCTGATCCCCCCGAAATCTCTTGGGTTACTGGTAAATTCAAAAAATCGCGAATCATTTGCTCTTTTATGATCATAAATTCTTTTTGAATAGCGTTATAAACGCGCAATTTTAAAATCTTTGCAGAGTCTTTGCGAGCTTTTTTCAAAACAGATTGTGGAATTATTACATTAGCCATTTTTATTACTCATCAATAGGTGTTAAAAAGAATTCATAGTATTGATTGCTAAACAAACCAATTGGATTGCCATCGCTACGAATAGAAAAGGTAATGCCGTCAAATTCAACTTTGCGAGCTTCTTTGATAAACAAATATCCTTGAGGATCAACGACAATTTTAACAGAACCATTTGGCATAATGATTTTATTTTGAGATTCAGTTTCAGCGGAATAATTTGAAAAAAATTCTTCATCCATTTTAAGATAGTAAATACGAGCCGAAAATGTTGCGGAAACTGTTTGATATTCAGATGTATTTGTCGCTCCAGAGTTACCATAAATAGCGTTAAATGAAGGCGAACTCGCTATTGCGACTCTTTTAGCATTTTTATAAACAGTAATTTCGCGGGAAAATGTATCATGTAGATCAGCGAATTTACTGATCACTTTATCCATGACTTTTTGATTTATTAAGCTCGGCATATTGAAATTTACACTTTTTTTTCTATTATTAAATAGATAAATGGAAGCTAACCAATACCTACTACGGCAAAACAAAAAAGAAGTAACTAATTTGTTTAAGAATTATTTAAAAATTTTGGAGGACATGAAAGCGGATCACGACTTTCATTATAACAAACTTTACGAACTAATTCCAGAGCAATATCATGTGATTATTACTGCCGCGAATCACTTCGATAACAATAAACTCAATTGGATTCGCAAAAGAATACTTGATGGCGGCAACGAATCTTTAAGAAATTTTGCGGATGAAATGGAAAACTATCGAGTTTCTTTTATATTTAAATAACGATTATGGAAAAAGGTTTTAAAGAATTATATAGTTTCTCTGTTGACAGAGAGGTCGAAAAGGAAGTCAAGACAACTAAAAAAGACAAAAAAACAGGAGAAGAAATTACCGTGACTAAAAAAGTCAAGGAAATGGAGCCTGTTGCAATCAAGCTCAAAAAGCCATCTCGCAGAGAATTGGAAGAGGCTGAATTGGAGTTTAGTGTCGAAATGAGCAAATGTATTAAAAAAGGCATTCTCACTAAAGCGATGTTGGCTAAAAAATATAGCGACACTGGTGGTCTTATGAGCGAAGATGATGCTACAGATCTAATAGATAACTATAAAAAGATTTTTGAATTACAATCAGAATACGCAAGATTAGAAATCATTCAAAACAAAACTGAAAAACAAGCAGCAAGAGTCACTGAAATGACTGGCGAATTGCAAGAGGTTCGCCGCAAAATTGTTGAAACAGAATCTAATTATCAAGCACTGTTTGATCACACTGCTGATGTAAAGGCTCAGAACAAATTAATTTTGTGGTATGTTATCATGCTTACTTATATTCAAAATTGTGAAGACGAGTATCCTAAGCCGTATTTTGGAGTTGGTGACTTTGAGGATAGATTAGAAGAATATTATAAAAAAGAAGAATCCGACGACTCGCTTTATTTCTTGATTACAAAGAAAGCCGCTACAATTTTGGCATTCTGGTTTTTCAATCAAGCTTCAGATAAAGAATCTTTCGATGGTCTAATGGAGAGAGTCGAAAAAAATGAACTCTAATTTGTGACTGAAGAGGAATATATTGGAATCGTTGGGGAAATATTTGATGGCTATACGGACGTAACTTTTCAAGATAAAACCGTATACATTAAACATTTTTCTATTCGAGATCAAAGATATATCCATAGATTTTACAATAAATATAGATCAATCGCAGAATCAAAAGGCATCCCTTCAGAGAAGGAAATGCTCGACTCTTTGCGAGAAGATGGATTATGGAGCGATGATGATGATCGCAAGATTATTGATTTAGAACAAGAGCTAGATGGATTGCAGCAATCAAAAAAAATCTCATTTCTACCATCTCAAAAACAAAATATTCAATTACAGATAGAATCTAAACAAAAAGATCTTTATTTTTTATATTCGAAAAAAGCTGAGCTTGTCGGCAAAACATCTGAAAAATATGGCTCGCAACGATCAAATGAAGAATTTATTCGTTATTTGATTTATTCTGACCCGAAAAGCTCTAAGCATTTTTTTACAGATGAAGAATTTGCTAACCTATCAGAAGAGGAGGTTGAATTCTTTGTCAAAGAAAACGATATGATTAGCCAAAGATTAAGTGAGTCTAATATACAACATACTGTTTTGCGTGACTTTTTTAATATGTATATGTCTCAAACAGAAGATATTGCATCGTTTTATGGCAAGCCGATTATCGAGCTTTCTGTTTATCAATTGAAACTGGCGATTTATTCACGCATTTTGTTCAACATATTCCAATATCACGAAGATATACCCGAAAGAATAAAAAAAGATCCTGTAGCAATTTTTGATTTTATTGAAAGAAAGAAGGGTAGGGATTCTAAAGGAAGTGTTAATACATCGTCAGGAGCGTCTGCCGTATTCGGCGCTACGAAAGAAGATTTAGAGATAATTGATCCAAATGCGAGAGCCGTTAGCTTATCCGACGAAATCAACAAAAAAGGCGGAGTAATGAATATGGATGATTTGATTGAATTAATGAGCTAGCAACTAGACTTTTGGTGTAAACCTTTATAGGAAAAAGGAACAATGTCACAGTCTATTCAATTACCAGTAACTCAAGTTGGATTGGAGCAAAGTATCGCCGCTGCAATGAAGCGCGTAGGTAATTCTACACAAATTAATCTAGGAACGAGTTCTAAACAAATCAATGCATTAAGCCAGCCACTTGGAAGAATCACTGGTCAAGCTGATGAATTCTCAAAATCTATGGCGGCGGCTAACGCTCGCGTTTTAGCGTTCGGAGCTTCTGCTGGTATTATTGCTGGAGTGTCAGCAGCGATGGTAGGTCTAGTGACAAGCACTATTAAAGTTGAAAAAAGTCTCGTTGAAATTAATTCTGTTTTGAACAAAAGCAGTGCTGAATTGGATAAATTCGGTCAAGATATTTTCAATGTAGCAAAAAATACAGGTAAATCATTTGATGAAGTGGCGAATGGTGCATTAGAATTAGCCCGTCAAGGTTTAGACGCAGAAGATACACTTATTCGATTAAATGATGCTTTAATCCTTTCTCGACTTTCTGGATTAGATGCCGCTCAGTCTGTTGAAGGCTTAACAGCAGCTTTTAACTCGTTTAAATCTTCTGGTATTACAACGGCAGAAATTCTTAATAAAGTTGTCGCCGTTTCTCAAAAATTTGCTGTTTCAGAAAAAGATCTTATTGAAGGCATTAAAAGATCTGCATCGGTTGCTCAACAAGCTGGTGTTTCATTTGATGAATTAGCCGCTCTTATTACGGCAGTTCAAGAAAGAACTGCTAGAGGTGGGGCAGTCATCGGAAACAGTTTTAAAACAATTTTTGCCAGAATTCAAAGAAAAGATGTTTTGACTGATCTTCAAGACATGAAAGTACAAGTAACAGATTTAGAAGGAAATGTCTTACCAGCATTAAAGGTATTACAAAATTTAGCTGATAAATTAGGTGGTTTCTCTCAGATTGAACAAGCAAACATTTCTGAAAAACTAGGAGGTGTTTTCCAGTTAGATAAACTTTTAGCGTCTTTAAAAGATCTTTCTTCTGAATCATCTGTAACCGCAGAGGCGTTGAAAGCAGCCGCTGGTGCTGGAAACTCAGCTTATGAAAAAAATATAATTCTTAATACAACACTAGATGCTTTAATTAATAAGGTTTCGGTTAGCGCTGAACAGCTTGGTTCTAAACTCGGCGAAATAGGTGTTACAGATAGTTTGAAAAATGTTTTAGGATTTTTTAATGGTTTACTTGAAGGAATTCAAAAAGTTTTAGGAGAAGAAAGCGGATTAGGCAATTTAGTTCGAGGATTAGTAAAGGGTCTTGGAAGCTTCTTAGCTGGTCCAGGATTAATATTATTTGGCGCGATTATTCTTAAACTTTCTAAAGATTTAGTTCAATTCGGATTTGCAAGTTTAAAGAATTTCTTTGGCATCGGTAAAGCTGCAAAAGAAGTTCAAAATATTGAGGGAGCAATTTCTCAGATTTTAGCGAGGAACGTCGATCTTCAGCAAAAATTATTTGGATTAGAAGGCAATAGAGCTGGTCAATTAAGAGCAATTACCGCCGCTTTAATAGAGCAGGAAGCTATTTTACGAAGAAGTTCTACTATTTCTTCTGGATTAGCAGCGCCACTTTATAATGTCGGAGGAAGAGCGACGAGTTCTGGTTTGCGTCTTGGTGGTAATAGTGCTGGTGGTTATATGCCAGCAGTTGCAAAAGAAAGCTCGGCTATTAAACAAGGGGTAGGTGGCGCTCGCTCAGGTGATAAACCAGTAGTAATGCCAAACTTTAATTTTGGCGGCGGTAAAAAGGGGACAATGGTCGCTCATACTGGAGAGTACGTTGTACCTAATTTCAATGGAAGTGGCGGCAGCGCTGTGTTTAATAGACGAATGGTTCAATCTATGGGATTGCCATCTGGCGCGAAGAAGATAGGAGCTGCTGGGGGGTTTGTTCCTAATTTTGTAAATGAGGCTGATAGACAAAGAAAGCCTAAAGGTCTGGGTGCATCAACCATTTTGCAATCCATAGGATTTCAAGGAGATGAATCATACGATGAAATCTTCAAAAAAATTGAAAGCACGTATAAAGGATCTAAAGTTCAATGGGTTGATGAAAAAACAAAAAATGCATTCAATATATCGCAAAATGGTACAAACCTAACAAGCCAAGCAATCCCTATATCCGCAGTCGAAAAGCAGAGGGATTCTAAAGAATTAAAAAAAGGAGAAAGCGTTTACGACGCTAACGCAGGTTTCAATAAGGCGGTAATGCTTATTCCTCAAAATAGTCCATATAATTCTAGTGGTCTAAATGTTGCTTTTAAAGAAAAAAGAAAAGTTGGTGGAAAAATTTATGATAGATTCGTTGGAGGTATTGCGGGTATTCAAGAAAATTTGTCCGATACAGATGAAATTAGGTTTTCAAAAATAAGTAAAATTGATAAGTCATTAAGTGATGGGCTTTCTGAAGCAGCGTTTAATATACTAAGCGGAATACAACCAGGAATACAATTAGATGATACCAGTGATCTTTCTTCAAAAAATATAAAAAATTTGCTAGAAAAAGGTGGACCTGGCGCATTTGGCGCTCTTAAAGGAGCATTATTCGAAGGTATTGTTAATAAAGTTGCTGAAGCAAAGGGTAGGAATTTTCAAGAAGGTGGATCGCTTGATATTGATTTTAAAGAAGGGGGAGAACGATCAAGAACAATATTAGAAACAATTTTCGGAATTGGGGGTAAGGGGTATGACTTTGCAGATTTTAAAAACAGTAGAAAATCAAAAGATTCATACATCGACCAAGTAATCAAATATCTACCTAAAGATAAATCAATTTCTACTGCTTCTGGCGGTTATATTCCAAACTTCGCGAAATATATTTACGATTCAGATAGACTCGCTCCAGATAAAGGCGCTACATTGAATAGTATTCTTGCTTCTAAAGTTAAAAAGAATTTGATCATTGGTCCTGCTGGTTCTGGTAAATCAACCTTCGCTGGAAGAAGTGGACAATTCTTATCTGGAATAGATGATGTAGCTAAAGCAACAGAAATAGATATTTTATCTGGTGCTGCTCGCGCAAAAGGAGGAGGAATGTCTAAAGGATTAGAATCTATAATCGCAGCAGTGAACGCTTCTGGTGGAAAAGTTTCTTATCTTTACGCAAAAAATCTTGAAATCTTAGCGAGAAGATCTGGCAGAACATCCCCAGCAGAAGGAGATTTGAGAAGCGTAAAACAATTAAAAGGAACAAAATACGCGCCATTAAATCAATTTGATTTTCTTGGCAATGTCAAATCTAAATCAGCAAGATTTAATTTAATTCAAGCTGCTGGTGGTTATATTCCTAATTTTGTATCTAAATCAAGGGAGATGGGTGACGGCGCATCTGGCACGTTTTTTAGACTTGGCAAAAATAAAGAGGGAACAGATGTCGGTGTCAAGAAGTTCAAAAACTATATCCCTTCGAGATCAATTGAAGCTGAATGGCTTACATCGGAGTTTGTAAATAAATACGCTAATATCCCAGGTGTTTTTGGTCCAAAGAATCTTTCTAGTTTTGAAGATTCAAAAAGAAAGAAAGCAATTAGAAAAGAAGTTGTTTCTGATCCTCTTGCACGAATAGCACTTGGTTCACAAAAAGCAAGTGATTTTGGTCAAAAAGTTTTATTTGCAGCTTTTAAAGCCAGAGGTCTTCAGATTGGTGATTTCCACGGTTCCAACTATACTCTTAATAAGAACGCCCAAGACTCAATAAATGGAATGCAAAACTTCCCCAGCGATCCTGTGGGCGCATTTTCAATATTACGTCAGATTGCGGCTTCGGGAGGTAGAATTGGCGCGATTGATGTCGGAGCTGCTAATGTCACTGATCCAGCGAGAAGTATCATTGGACAAATAATGGCGAGACAAGCATCTCAAAAAACTGCCGCTTCTGGTTATATTCCTAACTTTGCAGATCCTCTCAAAGAAGCCGTTGGTCGTGAAATGGCTGCTGGAGTTCCAGCATCACAAATTTATGTAGACAAAAATTCATCGTTAAAAAACGCCATGAACCCAATGGGTTTAATGGTCGCCAATCGTCGCGATGAGCCATCTGGTGGATTCCAAGGAATTAACCGCGCAAGAAGAGAAGGAGCTAATCCGATGATGTATGGTGCTGCTAGTGGATTTGTCCCGAATTATGCTGCTCCAGGAGATCCAGACTTAGCTCCATTTGCTGGAAAAACCGTAAAAGAAGCTTCAGCAAAAATACAAGAAGACTTAACAACATCTATACAAAAAATAAAAGATGAATATGAAAAACAGCGTAAAGATATAATCAAGAATTCCTTACAGATAAAGGCTCAGATTAAATTAGAGGATGCTAAAATCAAATTATTGCAAGATGAAATAGCTGCAAGCAAAATAGCTGTAAATCAAGCCAAGACGCAAGGTGTCAGCCCAATTGAAATAAACAAAGAGGAGAGTAGAATTAGACAGCTAGAAAGTGATTTAGGCTCCGCAGAATCTTCTCGTAAAAAAATCGCTCCAATTAATACTGTACAAGAAAATATAAATTTACAAGCTGAAAAAGCAAAAAAAGAAGCTAAAGCTCAAGCTGATGCCGCAGCTTTAACTACCGCTGTATCTCAAAACGCCAGAAGAAGTTTAACGAATCCAATTGCACCAAGAGTAGTTGATCCCAAAGCAGATAAAGCGGGTAGAGATCTTCTTGGACCTATTTTTGCGGTTCAAGGAGCAATGACGGCATTGGCAGGAGCTACGAGTGATTCATCTAACGAATTTGCGCAAGTCACTAATGCGTTGGCTGGCGGATTAAGTTCATTTTCCAGCGTTTCGTTTGCATTTTCTGGACTTGGTCAAGTTGTACCTAAATTTGCTTCTGTTCTGGGACCAGCTGGACTCGCAATTGGAGGATTGACAGCGGCATATCAAATCGGAACTACACTATTTAATAAATATTCAGGTATTACTACCGCTGTTGCTATATCAGTAGAAGCAATGGGTAAAGCTGCGGAAGGCGCTACTATTAGTTTAGATACACTTGGAGTAGCTAGAAAAGAAGAAATTAAAGAAAGAGCAAAAGAAATCGGAAGTGATTTAGGTTATGGAGAAGTCATGACGTTTTCTGCTCCTGATATAAGTGATGCTGGTCTTAGTACTGCCGAAGATTTCACAGGTAGAAGAACAGCCCAATTTCAAGGATCATTTGGTGGAGTTTTAAATAAAAAGTTAGAAGAACAATATTATTCAGTAATTGAACGCGCTACCGCACAACAAGTTCCAGAAAGTACAATTAAAGGACAAATTGAAATAATAAAAAAAGATGGAATAATTCTAGCTTCTGAATTGAGAAGTTTCTCTTTTAAAATGGCAGATGCCGCGAAAGAATCTTCAAAACAAGTCGTAATTTTCTTAAAGTCAATTGGAGAGAGTGCGGCTGGAGTTTCAGATAAATTAGCTAGAATGTCTGAGGAGCAGTTCGGTGAACTATTAGATACCGCTACAATTCAAGATCCTGAAAAACGCGCACAAGCGGCTGGATATCCAACTGCAGCGGAGTATAAAGGTGCGGGGTATGAATTTAGGGGATATGATTTATCAGATAGAATTCAAACCCAATTGGGAATATCAGAAGAACAATACAATAAAGTATTTAAAGATTTAGATGATAAACAAAAGGGCGATATATTAACTAAAGCAAGAACAGAAGCCATAGCTACAAAGAGTCAAAAAGAAATAGATGAGCCTCAAAAAGAAAGAGACTTACAAGTAAATCTTGGAAGATTACAAGCTGAGATAAATTTAAATCAAAAATTAAGCGATAAGAAAAAATTAATTCTTAATGAAGAGCAAACGCAAAAAGAAAAAATAGCGGAAATTGAAAATAATATATCTCTATCTGAGAATGCAAAATTAAAAGCTATAGCAAAAATTAATGAGACATATGGAAGATCCATCGCTTTATTAAATGAACAAGAGCAACAAGCAAAAAATATAGGAGACGCACTCATTAGTGGACTAACTGGAGTAGCGGGAATTCCTGGAGATCAAATTCCTGAGTTTGCAGATAAAATTGAATCAAAAGTATTACCTAAATTTGATGGTAAAGATATTAATCTTTATCAAGACCGATTACGAGATTTACTAACCGACCCAACATTAAAATTACCGTCAGAAGCCGTCAAGCCATTGATTGAAGCGTTGTCCAAAGCAGTAGTGCTTAATAAAGAATCTTCAGATGAAAAACAAAAACAAATAACTGCATTAGAAAAAGAATATGGCATTCAAATAAAATCAATTGATGCAACATCAGGTAAACTATCTTTAGAAAAAGAAATCAGCGCTCAAATCGAAGCCCGCAATTCTGGAGCATCTTTTGCAATAGAAAAAAGAGTTTTGAATAATGCGTATGAAAGTTTATCAATCAACAAAGAAATCGAACGTATCAAAAGAGATACGGCTCTTAACGAATTACAAAAAGCCGAAGAAGTTTACAAATTAGAATTAAAAAGAAAAAATTTAGAATCCACTGGAATAGGAATTGGTTTAGAACAAAAAACATTGAATATTGATCAAGAATTAATCAATAGAGCTAGATCAGCAATTGAGGGTAGTACGAGGATAGCTTCTGGTGGATTACCTTCAAATTTAAAAATAGAAGATCTAAGAAAAATAGCTGAAATTGATCCTGGCACATTAAGCAAAATTGACGTTGCGATACAACAAGCCGATGAACAAAGAAAATTAGCGCAAAAAGAAGCAGATAATTCAAAAGCTGGTCTTGGTGATGTAACAAGAGGTGGCATTTTAGATAAAGTTGATAGAGGCTTTTCTGGCGGAATGAGTGATGCAACAAAAGTTTTGCAAGCTCAAATTGCGACATTTGCATTTGATCTTGGAGAAAAAATACCCCAAATGTTCTCAGACAACATGTCTAGTGCCATCAATAAAATGATTGAAGGTGGAGAAAGTTTCAGCAGCGTATTGCGAGGGGCTGCATATGAATTTGTTAAAGGCATAAACCAAGCAAACATACAAAATCTTTCAAATAAATTCTCTAACTTTTTGTTTGGATCTGATAAGACGGGTGGCAAGTCTGGCATTGCATCTATATTTGGATTTGCATCTGGCGGTAAAGTAAACGGCGGATCTGGAACTAAAGATGATATCCCAGCAATGCTTATGGGCGGCGAATATGTCGTCAATAAGAAAGCTGTATCCAAGTATGGAGCGCAGTTCTTGGAGTCCTTGAACAACGGAACTTTAATGGGTTATGCTAAAGGCGGATCAGTTCAAAAAGGTCCACAAGGAAACTTCTATACCCCAGGAACTTTTGGTCAGGGCGCAATATCTGGCAAAAGAAATCTTTTGGATTTCGCAACTCAAACTGGCACTTCTGGACAATTCGATCAAATGATCAATGAGTCTGGCTACCAGTCTGTTTCTTTAGAGCCAGAGAGTTCAATGCTTTCTGTTTTTGGAATGAGAAATTCTCCGATGTTTGAGGCAACTCAATCAGCTAAAGGACAAGCTTTTGATTTGTATTTGCAACAATATAGAGCAGAGAAAGAAGCCAAAAAAGCAGAAAAAGAACAAAAGAAAGCATTTAGAACACAATTGATTATGATGGCTGCTTCTGCGATAGCGACTCCAGTTATTGGCGCAGCAGCATCTGGATTTGGAGCAGCATTTAAAGGCGCTGCTGGTCAAGGAATAATGTCCCAGTTAGGAGCTGGATTCAAAGGAGTTTTCACTGGTGGAAATATTGGGGGAACACAAGTTGGAGGATTGGGTAATCTTTTTAGTAGTGTCGGAAAGGCGTTTACGGGAGATTTTGCTGGCGCAGGCAATCAATTTAAATTATCTCAAATTGGAAGCGTTAAACAATTAACTGATCTATATAAATCAGATAAGTCATTTGCTTCTTATTTTGATAGTATGGGAGGATTTAATACGTCGGGCGCTCCAAGAGCAATTGAAGCTTCTGGATTTGGCGGGGGTGTCTTTCAGTCTGGAAATGTAAATAGATTTGCTGGTGGAGCCGAAGCGTCAGATATTGCGGAAGCTCAAAGAGGGTTGGGTATAACGAGCGATGTCGAATCATCGACACCAAGATCAAATATGTTTAAGAAAATATTTGGTGGAATCGGTGGAATACCTAGTAGAATTAGAAACTTATTTGGAGGCTTAGGAACTAGTTATGGTAATGGCATATTTGATGAATATGGAAACTATAATGAAGAAGCGGCGGCAGCGTGGGAAAAAGCGAATGGTTGGGGTAGAGCTACAGGCGGAATGATTCCATCTATGTCTGGCATAGACACGGTTCCAGCAATGCTTTCTGGTGGAGAGTTTGTTATGAACCGTTCAGCAGTTCAAGGAATCGGAGCGCCAAATCTTCAGTCGATGAACTCTGGTGGAACTTCTATCACTTCAGAAGAGACTAGCAAAGAACTCAACGAAAAACTCTTGGCAAAACTTGATGAGCTTATCAACTCATCTGGATCAACTGGCAGTATCACAATCAACGTAGCACCATCTGGTCAGACAACTCAAGAAACCTCACAAGATCCATCCGCAGGTCGCCAACAACTTGCTCGTCAAATTAAAGATGCAGTATTACAAATCATCAATGACGAGAAAAGAATTGGAGGCACTCTAAGAAGATAATATGTTTGATTTATTAAACAACTACGAGAATAAAGTTTTCATCTCTGGGCAGGAATTGCTTGGAGTTGAGAATGTTAATATTTCTTATTCTAATTCCCCATCTATTGCAAGATTCTTGGGAATAGCGGTTGGACAAACACTGATTGGTGGAGATAGTCAAAAGCAAGTATCATTCTCGCGGTATTTGATTTATAACGATCCAATATTATCATTGACAGGCTCTTCACCGACCAGCGGCAGCATCAACTATAATGGTCAAGCCTACGGCTTCAACAGCGGCTTCTTGACCGAATACAGCGTCAATTGCGCTGTCGGCACAGTTCCATCTACTAATGCTAGTTTATCTGTTTATGGAGAGATGCGAAGTGGCATCAACCATTCAGGATCAGTCACAGTCCCAACAATCTATATACCAAATCAAGGATCAATAACTTTGACTTGCGACAATTCCACTACCAATAGAGTTGTTGGTTTTGATTACTCAGTTAAAATAAATAGAGAACCCATTTACAAAATTGGATCAGTTTTTCCAGCAGAAGTAATAACAGATCGCGTTTTAGAGTTCAATGCATCCGTGCAGATTGATGTTGACGATGCATTTTTACAAAACTCAACTGGATTTTTATCAGGAAGACAAAACAAAACAGTAACTTTTGCTGTAAAGTCAAAAGACAACACACAAACTCTTCAGCAATTAACGATACCAAACGCTTCGTTAGTTGGAGAGACTTTAGCGTCATCTGCTGATGGCGGTGTAAAATTAACTCTTAACTATATTGGTCACTCATGAGCGATTCTTTTTACGATAGAACCACAGGTAACATAAGCGGTATCAGTCCATTGGCATCGTTAGCTTCTGTATTCCCAGCCTATGGCTCAAGGGTAGCCATAACATCGCGCAACAGCGCTTATGAAACACAAAACGGTTATTATAATATGATGCCAATGTCAGTTAATAACTTGAATGCTAAGTTTGAGTTGCGTTATGATTTACCAGAAACACAAGCTCAACAATTAGTTAGATTTTTAGAGTTGAAGAGCGGTGAAGAATTTATTGAATTTGATGATCCATCTGATTTTTATAAAAAAGTAACTGGTGTCTGCGATAATTATGCTATTAATCATATAAACAAACGACACTACGAAGTAGCATTTTCGCTGGAAGTATTTCAAGCTTCTTCTGTACTCAATTGGTCGGGAATGTCATATATCAATACAGCCCCAAAAACTTGGTCAAGTGGTCAAGCTTTCACAAAATACGATATACTTTATTCTGGAGTAAACAGCAATA